CCACCCGGACCACGGCGCGCGGCTCGCTGCGGAACTCGCAGGCCACGTCGAACACATCAGCGTGCTGGTCCACCACCTGCGGCGGGCCGGCGTAGAGCCATTGGTGGCCCGCTGGCGTGTAGCTCGATGGGATGGTGGTGGTGGTGAAGGCGAACGAGTCGAAGCCGCTGCGCTGGCCGCGGTAGTGGCTCAGCAGCTGCAGGAACTGGGCCTCGGTGATCGCCGGGAACGTGAGCGACAGCCGCCGGCCGATCTCAGCGCTGCCCTGCCGCACGGTGCTGACCCCACCGCTGAGCGCTGGCACGTCGGTGCCGCCCCAGGCGCCGGGCGTCAGCGGCCGGGAGGCGGGGACCAGGGCGGGGAAGTCGGCCATTAGCTGGTGCGGGTCCAGGAAACGATCTGGATGAACTGCGGCGTGGGGCCGGCGGTGATGGTCCACGCGGCTTGTATCCAGGCGTAAGCAGAAAAACCAGTCGCCGCAGATTGGTCAAACCCGAAGCCCACAGGGGCGTCGCTGGTGGCGCTGGTTTGAGTTGACTTCAGCGACGCGGCGATAACAACTTGCGCTGCCTGACCGGAAACTGATCCAGCGTAAACAAAGCCGCCGCACAGTTGCACATACGGGACTGAAACAGTTGTGTAATTGCGAGTGAAGGTAAGATCCGCGTCGCCAACTGCGCCACCGCCGCCACCGCCGCTGGAGTAGGAGAATCCGCCGCCAGTGACGCGGAAGACGACCTGAGCCGATTGCCAGCCGTTAGGCACCGGGGTAAATGTTCTGGTCTCACCCGCAGGGGCCTCCCTGAACTTCCTGTTGACCGGCTCGAGGTAGTTATTCGGAACGCTGCCGCCGACTGGCACTTCAGGCAGATCGCCCGGCAGTCCTCCGCCTGTTGCTGGCGGTCCCCCGGGGTTGGTTGGTGCCTCCCTCTCGTCGGGCTCCTTGTCCGGCACGGGGGATTCGTCAAAGCCGCCGCCAGGGATGCTGCCGCCGCCGCCGCCAGGGATGCTGCCGCCGCCGCCGTCGGTGATGCCGCTGCCGCCAGAGCTGAACGGCGTGCCGCTGGTGCTGCTGGCTGGCACGCTGGTGTTGGTCGAGCGGCCAGCCACATCGCAGGCGCCGATCGCCGGGAACGGCAGCAGCGCCCCGGGCGCCGTGGCGCCTGCCACCAGCAAGGCCAGCAGGCTGCGGCCATCGGCACCAACAGGGAAATGTGACAGCTGCAGACTTTCGACGCCATCGCGCGACTGCGCGACCGCCTCAATGACGTACCACTCACTCAGAAGCGCATCGGGCTCTCGGCCGGTAATCAGGTTGAGCTTTACCTGCACCACGTCGCCCTCCACCATTAGGCCGGTCTGCATGCCGGGGCGGAGCTGGACCACACCGGTGTGTGTGGACAGATAACGGCGACCGTGCATGTAGGCGCCGACCCGCGCGGCGTGGATCTCAGTGGCGCAGAAGCCGGAGAGATCGTGCTGCTCTGCCGGGCCTGCGCGGTCGAGACCCACCTTTAAGCTGCGCACGATCGGCATGTCAGTTTCTGACTGCTGCCGCCAGAGCATGGTGAGCTTGGGGGCCAAGCGCGTCCCGGCGTCGCTCCATTCCTGAGAGAACGACTCGGGAACGATTACATCTTCGCCCAGCTCCCAGACTGGCGTAATTGCGTTGGTATCGATCGTGCCATCTGGGTTGGTGGGCAGCAGTGGCCTGAGGCCGAACTTGCCGCCGATCTTCGTTTCACGCAGCAGGAAGTAGGGCAGGATCCCGAGCAGCCAGTCGCCAATGTTGGCTGATTCGGTGAACTCGCCATTGCACAGCAGCCCATTCACATCCACGAACCGGGCCGCTGCGACGAGGCTATCCATGTCAATCATGCCGGCCGGCACCCTGCTTGATCGTTGCCAGGCCCACAGCACCAGATCGGCGATGTTGTCGCTGGGGCCGCTGGTGTTGTCCAGCAGCCGGGTCACGGTCAGGCCATCACGCGCAAACACGTTGCAACCGGTGCGCCAGTCATCGGTCCCGCCGGTGGTGGTGTTGCTGAATTCCAGGGTGGCCAGCCCTTTGTAGTCACCGCCGCCGCCGCAGGCGGTCGGGAAGGTCGGCACCTGATACCCGGCCTGGGCCGTCGCGGTGTTGCCGGGGCTCCAGGTGCCGGCCCGCTTGTCGAAGTTCTGGCTGAACGACCCGACCCTGCAGGCGCCGACCCGGAAGTCACGGGTTTGGATTGAACCCATCGGGCCGATGCCCAGCACGCAGTGGTAGCGCGCGGTCTGCTGGGTGCTGGTGTTGGAGAACGCAGCCTCTGTGGCCTTCGGGAACAGCAGCACGCCGCCGGCGTCGTTGCGCCGCCGGCAGAACACCACAGGGATAGGCTCACCGATCGCCATGGCCTGCTGCGCAGCGTTCAGCGGGGTCTGCGCTGCGGCGGCTTCGGCAGCAGCAGGAGGGGGCAGGCGGCCCGCCTCAGCCTCGGCGACGGGGGGCAGGGTGAAAACCGGCGCGGCACCGACGACTGGCGCACGGGCGGCAAACGTGGCGCTTCCGTAAATCTGCTCACGGGTGCGGGTGTCTGCGATAACCGGCCGGCGGGTTCCGTTGGGCTGAAAGTTTTCGTGCCAATAGCCAATCGGATCTCGCGCATACCTACTGAAGCGGTTTGGCTGATTTGGCACTACATACGCGGAGCCTGTCATAGCACGCAGGGCACCCCGATCAGGGAATCAGTGGCCGTTACCGGCGGGAACTGCGCACCGACCGGCGACAGCGCAGACCCCAGCTTCATCGTGATGTTGGTGGCCGTGGCGCTGGCGCCGATCACCTGACCAATGCACGAGCCGACCAGCACCTGCCCGGCCTGAGGCGACCCGGCGTCGAGCGCTTCATCGAACTGGTAGACCCGCAGGGTTGCGATCCAGGGGCCGGCCAGCGCCTGGCGCAGCAGCGACTGAATCGACGGCAGCCGGGGCAGGCTGATCGTGGCCTGATCGCCACCTGAGCCGCTGATGATGCCGGCCCAGTCCATCGGCTGGTAGTCCCAGGGCTGGCTCTCCCAGGTCACGGTCTGATCGATCCAGAACGACTGCCACCGCGCCACGGTGGCGATCTGCCCTGCATCCTGGAACTGCACGAACAGAGCTTGGCCGCGTGCTACTGCCATCACGCCCCCCGCAGCGCCATGCGCCCTGCCGGGCTGCGCAGCTGGCCCATGATCCCGGAGGCTACGGCCTGCAGGCCCGCCTCAAAGTCGGCCAAGCTCACGGTGTCGGTGCCGTCGGCGAGATGGTAGACCGGACCGGTTTGGATGGGGATCGTGATGCCGGTGCCGCCGCCGGCTCCGGTCCGCACGTGATCGATCACGGTTTCCCGGGGGTGCAGCATTGCCATGAAGCCGCCGCGGCCATCGAGGCCGCCGCTGCGGGGGGCGTCGCCGGTGTAGCCGCCGCCTGCGAACATTGGCACCAGCTCGGTGACGCTGCCGCCCATCGCCGTTCTGGTGGTCCGGTACTGCTGGCCGCTCACAGACCCGCCCGATGGGTTGGCGTTGCTCAGGTAGGTGCCGCTGAGCGATTGCACCCGCCGCTCAGATGTCGCGGCTTGCTGCGCCCCGGCATCGGCAGCGGCCCTGGCTTGGTAGACCATCGCCTTGTACTGCGCATCAGCAACGCGCATCTTTTCGTCAGCGATCTTGCCAGAGACGATGAACTCCCTATCGGCGGCATTTGCTGATTGCTTTGCCAGCTCAAGCTGATACCTGAGCTGCCTTGTGTCTTGCCCGTGCGCCGCAGCCGTGGCGATGGCAGCTTCCGCTTTGCGCAGTTCCGCCCATGCAGAGCGACGCTTCAGGTCGGCGATGGTCACCTCGGACCGGATCTGAGCTGCTGCCGAATCTTTTTGCAGCTTGGCCCCCTGAAGCTCTAGCTCCATGATCTGGCCAAGGATGCGCATCTTTTCGCCCTCAGTGCGGGCCTGACCTAGCTTGGTTTGCAGGATAGACTTTGCCGTATTGTTGACCGCAATGTCGGCGTTTAGTGTTGCGCCTGCAAGTTTTCCGTTCAGCTCAATAGCCTGCCCAGTTGCATTGATCGCGGCGGCCATCAATCCGTATTGCTCGTTGGTCTGCTGCACGGCCGCCCTAAAGGCTTCCTGCTGCTGCTTGGCGTTGTCGATGGGTGGCTCGACTTCGCCAGCAGCGGTGGCCGCAGCGCTCATCCCTGCCGCCAGCTTCTGCGCCTCCAGCGCAGCGGCGGTGGTTGAATCGCCAACGCCCTTGGTTGCTTCGTTGATTGCCCAGACAGCGCCAGCGGTGGCGATTGCAGCTGCCCCCAGCTTTGCCCACCCAGCAGGGCCGGTGAGCGCTGTCAGCGCAGCCTGAGCTATCGCGGCGGCCTTTACTGCCTCGGTCAGCAGCTTGTAGCCAGCGACTACCAAACCAAGCCCAAACGCCCAAGGCGCCAGCGCTGCGCCCACCTGGCTGATCGTCTCAATGGTCTGCCGGATCGGCTCCTTGTTGGCCACGATGTAATCCCGGAAGCCGATGCCGACCTTCGAGATCCAGTCAACCGCTCTGCTCAGGTACGGCAGCAGCTGGCTGGCGATTTCCATGCCGATCTGCCCGAACACCGCCTGAGTGGCGGCCAGGCTGTCGTTATAGGCGTCAGCCTTGTCGGCAAACTCCGTGCTCATCGTGGCCGCCAGGCCCTCGATGGCTTGGCGGCCTTCATTCAGCATGGGGATCATGTCGGCCCCAGCCTTGCCGAACAGCTGCACTGCCAGCGCCGCCTTCTGCGCGCCATCAGGCATCCGCTCGAATCGCTGCGACACCTCCAGCATCACCTGATCGGCGCCCCGGATCTTGCCGCTCGCATCCACGGCGCTGATTCCCAGGGTGCGCAGCGCCTCAGCTGCTGGCCCTTTGCCAGTGGCGGCGGCTTCGGCCATGCCACGGCTGAGCTTGACCATCGCGCCGCCTACGGCATCGATGCTGGTGCCGCTCATGTTGGCGGCCTGGCCGAACTTGCTCAGCATTTCAACGCTGGCGCCTGTCTTCTGCGACAGGTCGCGCATGTTGTCGGCGGCATCGATTGCGCCTTTGGCGAAGGCCACCACACCAGCAGCGGACAGGCCGGCACCCAGGGCCAGCACGCCGCCGGTCACGCTGCCCAGGATCTTGCCCATGCCGCCCAGCGCGCTGTTCGCCTGCTCGCCGGCTTTCTGGATCCCCTTGATTCCAGCGCTCAGCCCAGCCAGGCCCGACGCATCGCCCTTGGCGCTGATCTTCAGGATCGCGTCAAGGTTGGCCATCAGCTGTAGAGCTCCATCAGGTAGGCGCTTTCCATGGTCTGAATGTCCTCGAGCAGCGCCAGCGGCTGGACCACTGAGCACAGGCTAAAGAGCCACTGTGCGGCGCCATAGTCCAGGCCGATCGGGCCACGCGGGCCGGTGCGCCACTGGGTCTGGAGCCGACAGAACATCGTCACCGCTTCCCAGTTCTCAGGCCACACCAGGAACGCCTCTGGGGCGCCTGCTGGCTCATCCGCCCATTCGGCAGGGATAGCAATCCCCATGCCATCAGCAGCGGCTGCCAGCTTCTCTGGATCGTGATCAGGGGCACCGCTCCTCAAGAAATGCCTTGCGGCATCCGCGAGGTTTTTTTTCGACCGCCGATGATCGATTCATTCCAAGCCTCGACAATCGCAGCAGCAAACGACGCCCGGGCGATCAGCTCCTGCTTGAGGCCTTCGCTGAACTCCACCGGCTGGCCGTTGCTGGTAATGCCGCTCCAGCCGGTCAGGATCTCATCGGCCAGCTGCATG